CCATCCGAGCATTGTTCGACAGATACAGGTTATCCAGCGACTGACGCACCAGCGTTGACTTGATGAGCTGGAGATCCATCGTCCGATCAGCCATCGACTGACCGAAGAACTTGTGCGGGATCGGGAATGGGCAGATCACATGGAACGGTACATAATCCACAGGCACATTGGCTTTAGACCCGTCAGCACGAGTCAGAATCATCTGATTGCTGAAAAAGATCTGCCGCAGTTCTGCTAAGCCGTCACCGTCGCTGTCAACGTAGATATAGCATTCGAATACCTCGACTTCCTGCATGGACTCGTCAAGACTTTCCTGCTCGAAAGGTTCTTCCCCAGGCGAATACCGAGCAATACGCTCCTCGGTAAAATCCAGCGAGTTATACGCAGGCAGGCTTGATACCTCGTCCCGGTCAAACCCCATCGCTACCAAGTCCGACCGTGGCACAAGGCGACGGTGAGCGCAGAACGGCATCTTCTGCTGGCCGAAAACACCTTTCTTGCTAACGATGAATTCCTCTGGCGGCACAGACTCAATCGCCACTCGACCAGACTTGTCCTTCTTTCGGACGGTAATGGTTGTTTTATTGGACACCATAGGCTGACCCATTGGGTCTAGCATTGGTTGCCCATCTGGCCCCATGATTTCCTCAGTCTCTACAGACTGGCCGACAATCTCTCGGGTGCCATCCAGCATCAACAATGCAATCTCATTGTCAGTGAGGTTCTGATAAGTCTCCTCAGTGACGTCGATCTGTTCTTCCCAATAGCACTTCAGCGTGCCGGTCTTAGCAACCAGCGCATCCCAGAACCATTGGTGCAGCAGCGCAAACCCTGGGTTGTCTTTGTAAAACACCCAGTTTCCATAATCGGTCGCCTGTTTAGCGCCTTCCTCATCCCCAGGGCCTACAGGCTCATACCGGGCAATATCATCGCTAGCGGTAAACACCCGAATCAATTGAGGCAATGCACCATCTACAGATTCGGCAACCTCGCCAGTGACAATCTGGCTGCGCCCGTCGATCTCATTGCCGTACGGGTTTCTCAGGTAGTAATTAAGCGCTTCAGCACGCTGGCCAGTTGTTTCGCTGTCCAGCATCCCAATAGCGTCGTCGATCTCCGCGCTTACGATTGCGGCAAGGCGTCCTTCATCCATTTCTCAGCCCTCTTGATGTATGGCCGTTTCTCGGGTTGCTCCAGCATTTGCCGCAACTCCTCGATCTGTTTACGAAGCTCAGCCATGTCTTTTTCGTACTGCTGGCGCATAACAATATGACCCTGCGGAATCATCATACAACCCACCTCGTATTGACCTGAATGGATTTACCCCAGGTCGATTGCGTATCATTGAGCCCGATTGCGAGATACCGAAAAGCGTCCGATCCATGACTAGACCAGTCGTGCATTGGCCTATCATAGAACACTTTCCGCTTTTCGTCGAAGTCTCTACGATAATTTCGCAAACAATTCAACCCCTCGCTAACCTGCGGTACGTTAAACCAGCACCTTGGAAGCATTCTCCTGACTGCCTGTATCCCATCGTCTACAGACATTCTCGGAGCAATCCTGCAATCCAATCCTGCCGATTGCAAAACCTCCAACCGAGACTTCCCAGTGCCCAATTCCCTGACCTGGATGTCGTGCGGGACAATATGCTCGGCTTTCAACCAGTCCCGTTCTCTGAGCGTTCGGACGTACCAATCTAATCCGACACCGTGGTTCTCAATGTAATCCAGCAGGCGAATCTCCTGGCCATGTACCTGCGCTACCCAAATAGCCGTTGAATCCCCGATTCCCAAGTCCCAGGCTGCTATGGTCTTGCAAAGGTCATCCCGCTTGATCTCGCAGAATCGCCCCTCGCCTTCCATCTGATTGAGTTGATGACCGTAGTACGCACCCTCGATAGCAGCGTGGAAGCTGCACTCAAACTCTTGGTCGTACTTATCACGACCCATCTCGTGCAGAGCATCATCCAACTCAGCCTGCGGGAGAATGCCTGTCTTGCTGGCTTTGAACTCCAGCAGCTTCCATCCTGGCTCTGTGATCGCCCTGTTTCGCAGGTCGTAAAAGTGGTTCTGACCCTTTGGCGTCCCAATAAAGAGTGCCCATCCTTGTCTGTCAGCTAGGGCAGGGCGGATAACCTCGTTCCAGATCTTCGGGTTTTGATCGCCAACCTCATCCAGCACCACCCCGTCGAAATAGCTGCCACGGAGCGAGTCTGGATTGTCTGACCCGTATAAACCGATACGCCTGTCCCAAAAGTCCACTCTCAGCTCTGAGATATTGGCCGTGCCGCCAAGAGGCTGTGCAAAGTGAGTCAGGTAATCCCAGGCTACTCGTTTAGCCTGAGAGTATGTCGGGGCGATATAAGCGTATCTCGGGCGCTCCTTCTGGCAGAGCACCGCAGACTTGATGAGCTGATTGATTGCTGAAACAGTCTTGCCTAAACGCCTGTGGGCAACTACAACGGCAAAGCGGTGATCCTCCAGTGCAGAGTGAATCTCCATCTGCTCCGGTCTTGGCGCGTAGGGGATGATTACTTCTCTGACGCCCATCGCACTACAGCCTCGATAGGCCCACCGTTATTGCCAGAGATCTCCAGCGGTAGCAGCTTTGGATATATCTGCGCCCAGAATACACGCTCGTTCTGCGGGTCTTCCTTTGCCCACTCTACTAGCCTATCAGCTCCACCCAGCCCAGCAGCGGCATAACTAATCGCCTCTTTCACTTGCAGCGTGGTTTTGTTCTTGGAGCCTTTTGGTCGCCCCATCCCTTTGCGGGTGTAGTTGTCTTTTTCTATTTTAGTCATAACGCGCACTCCTACTAAAGTCATGCGAGTTTACTACGCTTTGCTATCAATTCGCTAATATACGGGTCACATTCCTGCTCTTTGGTCGGCGCATATAACGCTCGCTGACGGTTATCTGTTATTCCTGGCTGGCATAGATAGTACATAGCTAGACTGTTTCTGGTGACGTTATCAGGACAATCTATCGGCTCCGGTAGTCCATGCCATGAACCGCGAGTATCGAAAATGACTGCTCGGTTAAATACTGGAGCAATCTCTTTTACTAGCTTTTTCCTGCCGTCGTACAGTCCTAGATGCCCACCCCAGTCTTCATCCCAGTCCGGCGTCAGGTAAACGATGACGTTTAGCCTGCGCTGAAGGTTCAGCTTTGGATGGATGTTGTAATCCAGATGCACATTGAGCTTGCCGCCTCTACCGTGCTGATGGAGTCCACCACCGTGTAAACCGTAGTCAGCAATGATGTGCTCGCCGATCAACGCTCCAAACTGGTCTGCAAGTCCTGCTAGGGTTGTCAACGCTCTGTAGGTGGCTGGCCCGAACCTCTGCCAGTTGTTGCAGGTTTGCTTGATCTCTAACGGGTTATCGTATCGGAACCAGCATTGGTCATCTTGATGCGGGAACTCTGCGGCTATTTCGTCCGCCTCTTGTAGGCAGTCATCGGCTATTGCATGCCAAAATGGCTTGTGGAATATCGTTAGGTTCACTCTACGCTCATCATCCTAATGGCTTTTTTTCGCTTAAGGACACTACAAAGTTTCTGACATTTTAGCCGCTACTAAATAAAAAATTTACTCAGTTTGTTCGCCTAACAACCCTGTTGCTATTGGAACTCCTATCCCCATCGCAGCAAGTGTTGCAAGAAGATTGCCCTCGTTCATTCTTGCTGGATCAAATGCGGCAAACCTAGATCTTATTTGAGATGGATTCGTAATAGCTGCCACATCTATTAATTTCGCAGCCCCAGCACCAGGGTCAAATGTGTTTTTTAAAAATAAAACATCATTTTTATTTCGAATCGCTTGATCTATTAAATCCGAATAAGTTTGATCTCTATATGCCAACCCCTTAAAATCATGGGTCATTGGGTTTTTTGATCTAATCATCAAAGGTAAAACATTAGCGCCTTGCTGCGTTCCCTCTGCTAATTGACGTTCTGCTTTGATAGCAATAAAATCATCTAAACTTTTTAATAAATCAGACGGAACGTCTGGCAATTTAGAAACCTCTTTCCGTAATGATTGCATTTGTGGAACGCTGTAGCTGTTATACCATCCATAAGGCATTAACTGATAAATTTTTTCGTCTAGCTCTTTTATTTGTTGCGGAGGCAATTTTACATCGTTATACCAATTAAATATTTTTTCTTCTAGCGTGTCTCTTGCATCACCATATTTCGCTACTAAAGACTGCAATTCATTTGATCGTTTGATTTCAGAATCTTCAGCAATTTTCATCCATTTTTCGTATTCTGACCAGTTTCCAGATTTTTCTGCTGAATTAGCTTTCCGCATAGCCTCTTTGTATTCTCTTGAGCCGCCAAGACTAGCATACCCTGATGCCGTTTCAGCGCCGTGCCCGGCCATTGAAACTTCATTCAATTTTGCAATTTCACTTTCCGGGATTCCCAACCTTCTTAGCATATCTACGCTTTCAGATGTTGATGGAGCCTTAACTCTCATATGCTCAGGTGGGTTTACAGGGTCGCTTGCTGCAAAAACTGCTTTTTTTGCACTCGACGCTCCAGTTGTTTCTCCTAAAAATTCTGGTAAAAATTGTTTAATATCTCCAGTGGTGCCGTGATACCACCCTCCCTCAAACCCCATCGCCCTAGCGCGATCCATTGCAGTATTTGTCTCTGGTAGCCCAAGCATTTTTACAGCATTCTGACGGGCTATCTCATGGGCAAGCTGCTGACCAGTTAATGCATCTACAATCTTTTGGGCAATCTTAGGAGTTATCGCTGCAACAGCGCCTATAGCCTCCGGCGCTTGCATAGCAGCCTTAAACGCCCCAGCAGGGATGCCAACAGCAGGCATATTGCTCACCGCCTGCCCCGTCCTATACGCTTCCTCTGACCCGTAATCTGGGCGTTGCAAGCCTAGGAATCCACGACCGAATGGGCCAGCAACATTAGCGAACGGCTGCCCGATATACCGCTGGTAAGTATTGGCAGGGTTTATTGCCTGTAGCAGTTCTTCCAGCGTAGCCATGTCATTTCGCCTTGTTCCTTGCGCTGATAGCCTTTGCCTTAGCCTTAGCGTCCGCTTTGGATGACGCACCCCATGCTCTTAACGACAGCAACAACCTAGTAGGCTCACCGTTCTTGTACTCCGGCCCAGGCATGCTACCCATTCTCGCCAGAAACGATGCTCGCCTCGGATTATCGCCAGACTTGACTGGAGCCTTTAGATTGCTCCCAGGGTTCTCTCGCTCGTAAGACTTGCGCCCAGCCTCATTCAACCCACCCTTGGGGTTTTTACCAGCCTTTCGAGTCCACGCCGCACTCATTCTTCTTCCAGCAGCTTGGCAATTTTCAACAGGATCTTCTGCTTGGGGTTCATCCCCTTGACAGGGCCGCCAGACAGCCAACGGTCACAGGTCATATCCTCGCTACACACAAAGTCATTCTGCGTGCAATACCCATAGTCGTCGTCATCCGTGCCCATGCACTCCATCATCTCCGGTGTCTGAATAAAAGCTCCACATTTGCCGCAGGAGTATTCCTCCTCGTCGGCTTCCCGGTAATTGGCAGCAGATACCGCCTTTTCGCGGTTTTTATCGTTTGCCTTCTGATCCTGCGTTACGATTGGGCAGTTCATTTCTTTTTACTCGGATAGGCTGGAGCGTTGTTCTTAGCAGGCTTTGGTTTCTTTTTGTAATTCGGCTGGTTGGTAGTACCCATCATTTTTTCCTTGCTGCGCGGAGGTTATCAATTAAATTTGGATAGGGTCTGCCAGCAGCCTTGGCCATCGCCTTTGCCGACCGTTTTTCTTTAGCCGACAATGGGTCAGGCTTACCCAGCTTTTTAGGACGGGGCTTATCCCAGATCGCTTTCATTTCTTGCGCCCAGGCATCTTGGCGTATGCCTTCTTGGGAGTTTTCTCGATCATCTCTTTAGCCACAGACATCGGAACACCGACTTTCTTAGCCATCTTCTTGCTGCCAGCGGCTGCGTACATGAGACGCTGCTGGGCTTTGCTGGTGATAGGCATTTAATCCTCCACATAATGTTCGAGATGACCAATTCTGCCACGTACCCCTATTTTACCGACTTCGTGCAAAATGTCACGTGGTAGGAATTTCCAGAATCCATGCTCTAAGTCGAATACCCGACCAGACTCCCATTGCCGCCAGTGGAATTGCTGTATTTCTCCCAAGACACTCCTAATTTCCGGCACTAACTCTCTTGAGAATGAATATAGCCGGGTCATCAGCATTCCGTCTGTCCCGCACTCATCCTGGCTAAACCCGGTCGGCAATCTCTCGCGGAAGGTCGCAAGTTTGTGAGACTCTGGGTCGAAGTCGTCCGTAAGAACATATCGCCCAGACAGTTTAAACACGCGATCAGCATAGATCGGCTGACGTAAAAGCTCCCTAGTGGTATACGCCTCTGTCGCTGACTTTCGGAACCCAAGATTCCACGGTTTGCTGGCAACAAACTTGACATGCTCATCATCCCAGAACGGGAATAATCTAGCCCTAGCTGGCAAACACCCCACAAACGCACTAGAAAGGGCTACAGGCGACGATTCTGCGATCCAAATATCCGCAGTAGGGTAGCGCGTCCAAATCGATTCTAGCGTCTCTAATGTTTCCTGTAGGCGACGATCATCGTTGCATATCGCGCTGTTGACGATAAAAAGCATCACCAGACCCTCCTGGTGCTGTTCCACTCCTGAGTAGCGAAAACCTGTCCAGAACCCTTGTACATCTCGCCAGCAAAGTGCTTCGGCAGAAAGTAATGACTGGGGTAAATGGTGATGTCTCTGAACTGGTGGTTATGGACGGTCTGGGTAAGTCTGACAGGCCCGGAGTATTGCCACGGCGGTAGGTTCCCAGGGTCTTGGTCGAGCATGTCTTGGATGATCTGACCTATAAGTGGGTGGTCTGGAACCGCCCCAACGACACCGTTGGCGATCAATCCAGGTCTGGAGATTTCGGACTCCCAGCAGGCGAATAGGTCTGGTTCCAGCAACCAGTCTTCCAAAGATCGCACACACTCGGAATCAGCGTCTAACGCAATGCCGCCAAGCTCGTACAGGATCTCCCAGCGCATGCAGTCTGCTACACCAGGGAAGTTGCCCCAGTAGTGTCGCATCCGCTGTGCAAGCCTCCACCCACGTTGGAGTGACTTGTTGTTCCAAACCGTGACCTTGTAGTCAGGGTTCAGCAGCTTCCAAGTGTTGATCGCTGCGTGAGGGGTTTTTGATTCGTCTCCAACCCAGACAATGTGCAGGAGCTTGGGAATCATAAAAAAATGCCCCTAAAGAGGGGCAAAACTTCACAGGAGACATTTCCAGTGTACACGGTTTCCCTTCTTCAGTCTAGCCACAATCCCACGGGTTTCCAGATCGTCTAGCACGTTGATGGTGTGTCGCTTAGTCACCATGAACCTGTCGGCAATGGTTTGCGTTGTGTGTGGCGTTTTGATGGTTTTGATCCAGCGGATCAGTTTTTCTTCAACAACCATTCGTTACCAACCCTCTTGTGTGTCTGCTCTAGCTCTGACAGCGTTTTGCATCGCCTGGATGATGCTGGGCCTACAGTGTGCTTCTCTAGGGCCTTTTGGTTCTGAAACATCCGCAGACACTTCTTGCATTCGATCATCGCTGCACCCAAAAAGTTAAGTACCAGCAATGATAATCAATCCTTTCGTTGCAACTCAATCTGAGCTGACAACAGGCGAGCGTCTGCGATGACCTCGATACACATGTCTTTGGCTTCTTGATAGCGCTCGTGTACAAGCAAGTCATAAATCTGATGAGCCTTTTTCTTGAGACTCAAGCACCCTTCTGAGTAGTCGACCATAAATCCTCCCACAAAGTTTTATTGAAACGGAATGCCCTGCGTTCCTCTGGTGAAAAACCGCCAATCTTGAAGTTGTCTGTGTTTTGCATGATGGATGTTATTCGAGAACGGAATTGCCCAGCGTCAATATCCAGCCAATGCAAATAAGACTCTATTGCGTCCGACCAGATAAATTTGTGCGCCGATTGCGCTTCTGATTGCAGCTCCATCCTGTTGTTGACCTTGATAGGTTTCATGCAGGCGTCTCTCAATGCAAGGCCAATGACAGCAGCAAACAGCCGTTCCTCTGGCGTCGATTGCACCCCCTCATCGGTCGTATAAAGGTTCTGCATTTGACGGAATCACTCCCCAGCGTTTGTCGAAATATGTGTAGTCACCGTTACCATCATCTACCCTCCAGGCTACAGGCGCAGGCGTCCAATGTTCCAGTGCTTTGGCAGGGTAGATCTGTACAGACCCCTTCTCCGTCCAACTCTCGACTGCGTAGCCTTCTGGGGTTAGTGTCGTGGAGTAAGTTCCTACGATGACTCCGTGCCACTGAGAGCCAGATACTTTGCGAACAGTGTCGCCTCGTTTGAATTTCATTGGTTTTTCTCCCTCAGCTTCGCTTCTGCCCACCAGACTGCCGACTCAAACGCTTGTTCCGATACCCAGGATTCTTTTTTGCCCTGTTCGATCTCCTCCTCCGTCAGTCCAATCCAAGGCTTTTTGAACCCAGGATGCGGTGTAACAACCAGTGGCGCTGAAGCATCCCAAGTCACGAGGTCTGGGCATTTGCAGGTGCTTACCGTCCCAAGCCCCCAGCGTTCACCACAATCGTTACACTGACCGTAGAACATCGTTTTTCTCCTTCAGCTTTGCTTCGATTGCAGCAATCCAATCGATTGGATCGTTAAGCATAATCTGACGCTTCTCCCCATCCGTCAGCCCGACCCATTGGCGCGGTGCGGCGGGTGGGGTGGTGTATAGGGGCCTAACGTCAGCCTGCGGTGGTTTGCGGTAGTACAGATCAGTATGGTCATGCACCCCTTGCCACGCCACCGGCTTCTCAGCCTGCTCAATGGCAGCGCGGATGGCGGCAACGGCTGCATCGCACGACATGAACGGTGCGCCTTTTTCTTGGTATTCTTCCAACGCCTCCAGCGCTTGTTTCATGGCTGCAATGCTCATATCTCTACCCCAAAG